TTTATCGAAAAATGTTACCGAAAAAAGCTATAGATGATTGGTCTAGTAAAATTTATAGAAGAAAAATTATAATAACAAAGAAGCATATAGAGGATTTTATCAATAAATATCAGGGGTTTGAAGGGTTTAATAGTAATTTAAAGAAACAAATATTGTCGGATTTTAAAAAAGACCAAGAACTAAAACAGATTTATATGACTTTGGCAGAAGTTNAGAAATTAGAGAATTCTTTAAGAATGAACGTATGGAAAATAGACATGTAAATTTAGAATTCATTACAGATTATGCCAACAAAAATTCAGAAGAAGCATTTTGTGAAGTATTAAAATTATACGTTACCAAGGGTAGAAGGAGAATTGGTAATTGGACATATGCATTATTTAAAGAAGTTGTTGATTCTGCTGGTTTTAGGTTAACTGAAAATGTAAATAGTTTTAAAGATATTATAAAATTTGATTATTTAAAGTAAATAAATATAAGGAGATAAAAAAATGAACGAAATGCTAAATAATTTATTGAATGGTAAGATTGAGGATTTTAAGAATAATATTAAAACAGTTTTAACGGATTCTTATAAATCCCGAATAGATAACATTAAGAAAAATGTTGCTGCTACTTATTCAAATGAAAAGGTAGAATAATGGAAATTTACAAACCACTTATTGAAACTGTTGAAGATGTAAAAATTATAGAATCAACAGAAAACAATAATAAAAGATTGTTTTTGGAAGGTATCACATTACAAGCAGAAGTAAAAAATGGTAATGGTAGAATTTACCCTATGCCTATTTTACGTGAATCAGTCAATACCTATGTTAACAAATTTTTAAAAGAAAATCGTGCTGTTGGTGAATTAGACCATCCTTCTACAAACCTTCACAAAATCAATCCTGATAGAATTTCACATAAGTTTGTTTCTGTTGTTGAAGATGGTAATAATTTTATTACCAAAGCACTTGTATTAGATACCGTATGTGGAAAACAAGTAAAAAATTTAGTTGAAGGTAATGTAAAAATTGGAATGAGTCAAAGAGGTTTTGGTAAAACTACTTCTAAAAATGGTGTTGTTATGGTGGAAAAACTTCATTTGGTGGCATTGGCCGATATCGTAGTTGACCCTTCTGCACCAGAAGCATTTTCACAAGCCATTTTTGAAAATAGGGAATGGGTTTATGAAAATGGTCTGTTGGTTGAAAGAAATGTTGAACCAATTATCGATGAAGTTAAACAATTGTTAGAAAATTCAAGTCAAGAAGATAAAAAAATTGCAATTATTTCTATGTGGAAGAAATATCTTGCAGAAATTATGATTAAAAATAGTAAATAATAATATATAACAAAATTCAAGGAGTAAATTTAAAATGGATATCAAAGCAATTTTAGAAAAATATTTTAAGGATGTAACTCTTACTGAAGATGTCAAGACTGAACTTGAAACCATTTGGACAACTGCTATTACTGAAGCAGTAAACCAAAAAATTGAAGAAGTAAAGAAAGAAACTGAAGAACGTCTTGAAGAACAATGCCGTGTTGATTTGAACGAATTCAAAGAAACCTTGGTTGATAATTTAAATAAGTATTTAGATTATGCAGTTGATGAATTTGTGAAAGAAAATGAACTTGCCGAAATTTCAAAAGTAAAAGTTGAAATGGCCGAATCTACAATGAAGGGTTTACTTGATATTATCGGTGGTCATTATATCAAAATCGATGAAACCAAAATTGATGTTGTAAAAGATTTGGAAGCAAAAGTTGAAAGTTTGACTGCTAAGTTAGATGAACAAACTGATTCCCTATTAGAAGAACGTCAACAAGTTTTTGAATATGAAAAAGCACTTTCTTTCAAACGTCTATGTGAAGGTCTTTCCGACAATGAATCTGATAAATTGCTTTCATTGGTAGAAGATGTTCATGCTGATGATATTGAATCTTTTGAAAAGAAATTAACCATCATCAAAGAAAAGTTTGTAAAATCAAGTGGTAACAAAGAAGAAGAAACTTTGAATGAAGATATCGATGAAACAATTGATAAAAATCTAGACCATTTGAAAAAATATTTACCAAAAGCTTATTAAAATCACTACAAAGTGTAGTAAATATATATATAAAAAGTAATATTTTTAAATAGAAAATAGGAGAAAAGATAAATGTTTAATACTGTCGATGTTGCATTAGTTGAAAAATGGCTACCAATTATAGAAGGTACTGGTGATTGGAAGAACTTTGTTTCTGCCTGTCCTAAAGTTCCTCAAAAAGATGTTGGTGCTATGGCGCAACTTTTCGAAAATATTGAAAAGTTGACTGAACGTACCAATTCCGCTAATGGTACTGGTGATTATTCCCCAATTTTGATTCCAATGATGCGTAGGATTATGCCAGCATTAATCGGTCCTCAAATTTTTGGTAATCAACCTATGAATGGTCCTTCTGGTTTGGTTTTCATTCTACGTGCTATTTATCAAAATGATTCCGTTAATAGCATTAGTAGGGCAAACTCTGTAATTCTAACCCTAGCTGATGCTGCTGCTTTTGCTGTAGGTGATGATATCGTTCAAGGTGGTTTGTCTGTTGGTACTGGTGTTGGTGTTGTTCGTCACAAAGAAGGTAATAACATCCTAGTTCAAGTTACTGCTGGTGTTTTTGCTGCCGGTCTTACCGAACAAGTTGATGATGCTAATCCTTATGCTGCTGCTGAAACTACAATTGCTGCCGTATATGATAACGAAGCATTATTCAATATTATTTTTAGTAACTACACTGGTCAACATGCTACTGCTGTTGGTGAATCTCTACGAACTGATATGAAAGAAATCGGTTTCAATATCGAAAAGGAAACCGTAACTGCTGAAACTCGTAAGTTGAAAGCAAAATGGACCGATGAATTGGAACAAGATTTACGCGCACTTCATAATATGGATGCAGAAGCAATTCTTTCCGGTATTGCATCTGATGAAGTTATTATGGAAATGAATCGTCAATTCATTAATCTAGTTGCTACAAAATCTACTGTAACAACTGCATTTAACTATGCTGCTGCTGATGGTAGATGGGAATTTGAAAAGTATCAAAACCTAATTGCTGCAATTTCACGCGCAAAACGTTCTATTGCTGTACGTTCTAAACGTGGTCAAGGTACTTTCATGATTGTTTCCCCCGGTGTTCTAAATGCTCTAGAATCATCTGGTAGAATTGATAAAACTGGTATTGACCCAATTCAACAAGTTTATGCCGGTGATGCTGTTGGAATGAAGGTATTTGTCGATATCTATGCTACCAATGATAACGTTTATGTTGGTTACAAAGGTTCTAGTGAAATCGATGCTGGTATCTTCTATTGTCCATATATTCCACTACAAATCCGCAAGGGTTTTGGTGAAGAAGATGGTCAACCAAGGGCATTCTTCAGCACTCGTTATGGACTAAAAGATAATCCTTTCGGTGCTGCTAATTATTTTCATCGTTTGACTGTTGCTAACCTTCCTGCCTAACGTTTTTTAAGTTAGTGTTTTGAAAATGGGTGGTCTTTTGACCATCCATTTTTGTTTTTGTATCCATCGAATTCAAAAGAATAAAAGAAATTGTTGTATTTAAAATATATTCCTTTGTTTTTATATCTGTTGTATTCAAAAGAAGAAAAGAAGCTGTTGTATAAATCGAATATTCTAAATCTGAATTACTTCCCATTTCTATTCCTGATAAATCTCCCCCTTTATAATGATTCATAAAAGGATAAGTTGATATCTCTAAAAAAGTTCCTGTATGATAACCTTTCCCAAATGGGGTATTATTAAATTTGGTGTTGCTGATTATAAAACCAACAGCCAATTGTCCTAAAAATCCCATACGTCCAGACATTGCCCGTTCACTATTAGTCCTTTCGCTTTTAATAATTTCATTTAATCCCTGTTGTTCCCAATCCCAACCTTTAGATTCAAAATATGCAACATGGGATAACCAATGAATCAAAAAGGATGTTCCTATGCCTGTACTAAACAACAGGATATCCTTTGTATCGGCATTTTTAAATTCTGATACCGCAATACCATTCACTGTCCAATCATCATACCATGACTTTGCGTGGACGTTTCCGACAAACATAATAGACAATATAAAGATGATGATAGCGATTTTTTTCATTTGGTTTATCCTTTTATTCAATGTTTTTGATGATATGATAAAATCCACGATTTAAAGCTTCTTCAATCCATTGTTTACGATAAACCAATATTTTTCCTTCAACCCCTTCATCATAATAAAATGGTAAAAAACCTTCTTCATCCTTGGTGTTCAATATATCAATTTTTTTGACCAATTCAACATATTCATTTTCAAGAGAAATTCGTTCCTTTTTACCGATTTTGTGTTTTCTGGCAACTTCCTTCATTTCAATTTCCTTTCTTAGTTTACCTTATTTTAATTAATATATATCCTTTTAATTTTAAAATGTCAAGGGTTTTTTAATATTTTTGAAAAATTTCTGGTTCAGTAAATAGGGTAAATAGTTACAAAAAGGCAACTATAAATCAAGAGGTATCTAAAAAATGGCAGATTTTAAATTTCCAAAGGATTTGAATTTAGAAATTCAACCATATTTCATGTTTTCAGCTTTTGAATGGTCAAGTTCACGAAAATCAACTCAAGAACTTAGGTCAATTAAAACCCCTATCGATACCATTATTTTACCATTACCTACAAACGGCATTGTTGATAACATTACCCATAATTGGGATGAAGCTAGTGGGTTAACGGCATCCGGTTATCTTGATGTTATTCAGAAAAATTTAATAAATAAAGCTATTGATTTAACTGGTGATTTGGGTAAATATGTGCAAGCTGAAAAAGGTGTTATGATAAATGATTATGCATCATTGGCTTTTGGTGGAACAAATTTTAGATCATTCGATTTTACTTTTAATTTAACTCCAAAAAATGCTTCAGAAAGTAAAGAACTTCAAAATTTAATCAAGGCATTCAAAAAGAATTCATTACCATTATATGATGATTGGAAAATTTATTATCCTAATTTCTGGAATTTAAAAATCGTTTTTCCCGGTGGTATAGATATTATAAAAGTAAAAAATTGTGTCATGAATAGTATTATTGTCAACCATTTTCCTGATACAAATTTGACAACTTTTAAAGATGGTACTCCTATTAAACCAGAACTTTCATTGGTTTTTAAAGAACTTCAAAAAATAAATAGAAAAGAGTATGAATAATGAAATTAAATGATATTGTTCCGACAATAGATTATGGTGGTTATAAATTTAGGAATATATTTTTTAAGTACTATTTGAAAACCCCGATTGAAGATAAATATCTTCAAGTTTATAGGTTGTCTGATGGTGAATCATTAGAAGATGTTTCTTTTCATGTGTACGGTGATACGCAATATTTTTGGACTATTCTAATAGTAAACAATTTTACAGACCCTATTTTTGATATTGCCTTATCGGAAGAATCTATTCAAGAAATGGCAAGGGATATGAGTAAAGTAAATGGTGTATTGAATGAAGTATTATACTTTCAAAATTATGAAAAATTATCAAATGAAAATGATGTAAAAAGAAATATAAAAGTTATTTCAAATCAATACTTAAATACTTTCATAACCAATTTAATTAGACAATATGAAAAAGAAATAGAAAATGAATAATAATAAAGTTTTTAGTACTGTTGATAGAATAACAGTTAATTTAACCAGTATAACAGATAAAGTAATCGATATTTCAAGAATGTTATTGAATATTGAAATATACGAAAATATATTTGAATTCTTTCTTACTGGTAAATTGGTGTTATCCGATACATATGATTTAATTCAACACTTCCCGATTATCGGAAACGAAAATATAGAAATCATCATGAATTTAAGTGATGGTAGTTACAGGAAGTTAAATTTTAAATTGTATAAGATTTATAAAGATGTGGCAGATGGTAGGGGTGATAGAAAAAATAAAATTTATATAATTTACTTTTGTTCTGAAGCATATATTAAAAATACAATTACTTCTATATCGAAAAAATATACAGGGAAACCAGAACAAATTATTTCCGGTGTTCTTTCTGAAATGGGTAGTAATAAAAATTATGATTATGAAGCAAGTGATAATAATATAGAGATTTATTCGAATTTTTGGAATCCATCCAGAATCATCGATTTTGCTTCAAGGTTGTGTAAAGGTACATATCTTGATTATATATTTTTTGAAAATTTGGATGGTTTTACTTTTAAATCGATATCAAATTTAATTTCACAAGATAGTAATGTTTATATTGGGTATAACAATCAATCTGAAACCTTTATTGACTATAATCAAATTAAGGTTCATAAAATGGATAGTTATTTTGATATAAATTCCAATGCTAGAAATGGAATGTTCGGCAATACATTTTATAAACCAGATGATAAAAATTACTCTTATATAAAAGAAGAATCTACTTTAAAAGAAAATGTTGAAGAAATTTTTACTAATGGTTTAAGTTTTCCATATGCAGAAGAATTGAATAAAAGTGATAATTATGTTAATGTGAATTATTATGATCCAAAGGTTTCTTCAATCAGAATGGCATCTATTAAAATGTTACAGAATTATAATTTGGTAGTAAAATTATCAGGTGATATAAATAAAAAGTGTGGTGATGTAATTAACGTCAATTTCCCAAATAAAGATAATGAAAAATCGATTAATTATTCTTTTGGTGGAAAATGGTTGATTAAAGGTGTAAAGCATGTAATTTATCAAAATAATAACTATCATCAAAATATTTCTTTGGTTAAAAATGTTCTATTCGATAATAGTAAATTATCCAGAATTAAAAAATTGAGGAACATATAATGAATTTATTTGTTGGTGTAGTAGAAAATAATTTAGACCCTTATAAATTGTTCAGGTGTCAAGTGCGGATTTTTGGAAAACATACTGATGATAGAACAATTCTTCCTGTAGATGATTTACCATGGGCAATCAGTACAGTAAAAAATTTAAAAAATGGCGAATGGGTTATAATCAATTTTTTGGATACAGAAGAACAAAAACCGGTTATATTGGGAAGATTTCCAAGGTTTGTTGAAAATCTTCCTAATTTTAATGTTGGGTTTAGTGATCCTAATGGTGAATTTCCTTCTGATACTAATGAAGCAACAACTTCAAGATTGGAAAGAAATGAAAATATAAATGAAACAATTATTCAATCTAAAAAGGATGGTGTGAAAACTGGTGTTTCGTGTGCCGGTACATCATGGAATGAACCAGAAACTAAATATAATGCTGAATATCCAAAAAATAATGTTATAGAAACCAAATATCATGTTATAGAATTAGATGATACTGAAAGAAGTGAAAGAATTCATATCTATCATAAAACTGGTTCTTTTATTGAATTTCATCCCAATGGTGATGAAGTAGAAGTAATTAAAGCTAAAAAATTTATGATAGTGGAATCAGATAGTAATATTTTTGTAGGTGGAAACGAAAATAAAAAGATTAATGGGAATGAAAATAAAAGTGTTGGGGGAACATCAAAAGAATCAGTTAATGCAAAAGAAATCGAAAGTTCTGGTAATTGTAAAATTACCGTTGGTGGAAATGTTGAAATTAATGCATCCGGTATGGTTAAAATTGTCGGTGCAACAATAAATTTGAACTAATATGGGTTTACCTGTTGCAATCATAAGTTCTGTAGGGGTAGGGGTATGTTCCTGCCATAAATCCCCACAATCGACTTCAGGGACCGTTATACAGGGTTCTGGAACAGTGTTAGCTAATGGTATGGGTGTAGCAAGGATAGGTGATATGATAGTTGCTAATTGCGGTCATACAGGCACTTTAATTCAAGGTTCTGGAACTGTTACGGCAGAAGGGATAGGGGTTTCTGCTTTAACAAGTATGTTTGTTGGTTGTTTTACGGGTAATATTATTTCTGGTGCAAATACAGTATTAGTTAATTAAGGAGTATTCATTATGTCTTTAGAAAAAATTACTGAATTGGTTAACGTTATTTATCCTGCAATGGTTGTGAATATTGATAAAGCAATAATTCAATTGAATCTAACTAAACAAGAATTAATTAATCAGAAAAATGCGATTATATTTGTTCAAAATGAAATGGCTAATAATAGTATCAGTATTTTAAATACCAAAGGTTATGATGCTATCGGATATGGTGTTGCATGGAATGTTAGTAATTTATCTGATTTTGCCGGTGCAAATTATTTGATGAATGCTACTGCTTCTGGTAATCATTCTTTTTATGTTACCGGTTCTGCTGCTTTAGGTGGTAATAAAGTTGTTTGTAATTGTGGGGTAAATGGTTTTATTTTAAGAACTGTAATAGATGTACTTTATGATGAAGTAAGTAATACAACAACATATAATTTAGATACAAATGAACAATCTATAGCAGGTTTAATTTCGATTTATAGAGTATTTTATTTATATGGTGGTGTTGGTTGGGATAATGATTTTGATATTATATTCAACAACAATGCTTTTATTGAAGCATATAATCAAATTCACGATTTAATGGGTTTAGATGGTACATATGGTTTGAATGATAGAATTGATAAAATTGATTTAGCAATAGATATTCAAGAAAAAGATAAAGAAAAGTATGAAACTTATATTTCTACATACAGTCAATTTATTTAATAGTAAATAGGATGAAAGAAAATGATTTATTCGGATATTGATCTTAAATTTGAAGAAGATGAAAATGGTGAATTAAAGAAGAAAGAAGATTTGGAATCAATTAAGCAATCGATTCTGAATATTATTTTGACAAGACGTGGAGCATATTCACGTTTTCAAGACCCGTATTTCGGATGTGGTGTTTTGAATTTAATAGGAGAAAAAATTTCTTCAGCAACAAAAATTATGATTCAAGATGAAATAGAAACTGCTTTAGAAAATTTTGAACCAAGGGTTAGATTAATCGATGTATCGGTTACGAGTTCAAGAGATAATGAATTACATATTTTAGTTAAGTATACTGTAATTAGTTTGAATTTGGTAGATGAATTGGAAGTTGACCTTGGAGTAATCAAATAAGGAAGAATAATGAAAAATTATTTTGAAACAGATTTAGAAGGTATCAAAGAAAATTTAAAAACATTTCTCAAAACACAAGATGAAATCAAAGACTATAACTTTGATGGTTCCGGTATTAATTTTCACTTAAATTTAATGGCGTATATTGTTCAATACATGAATTTGTACAATAATTTAAATTCAAGTGAATTGATATTACCTTCTGCACAAATAGCAAATAACATTTATAAACATGCCAATACTTTGAATTATACCCCAAAAAGAAAATCTGCTGCTTATATAGAAGTAAATTTACAAAGAACAGATATTGTTAATATCGTTATTCCTAAATATTCCGTTTGGGCATTGGGTAACTTATTTTTGACCAATATTGAAGATATCATTATTAATGATAGTTTCGTGAAAACGGTTAGGTTGTATGAAGGTAGCGTAGAATATGAATACTTTTATTCCAATGGTTCTATGAATCAAGAATACCAATTGGTTGAAAGAGAAAAAATTGATAACGATAATTTATTTATTTATGTGGATGATTCTGATGGTTCCGGTGGTTATGTTGTTTCTAATGATAGGTGGGTTTGTGCCAATTTTGAAGATTTTAATATCGGTGATAAAGCATATTATATTCAATATTTTGAACAATTAAAAATTCAATTTGATGATGGTAGATTATTTGATATACCTACCATAGATCAAAGAATTAGAGTAATATATTTAAAAACAAGTGGAGCAGATGTAAATGGTTCTTTTGGTTCTATTTCTTTATCTTCAAATATTCTAAATAAAAATTATTTATCAATTGTTCCAAATGGTTCATTGAAAAATGGAACAAATGAAGAAAGTATCAATTCTATTAAAAGACATGCTCCATTGTTTTATACTACACAAAATAGAGCAATAACAGAATCAGATTATAACATTCTTCTATCAAAATATTCCAAATATGATACCTTTCATTCCGGTGTTGTTTGGGGTGGAGAAAAAGAATATATAAATTTTTCTAATTTAATATTGGAAAACACAATCAATAAAGATTTAGGACATATCTATATTTCCGCTTTGATATCCGATTATTCTTATTTGGATGAATTTGAAATTAACGATTTGTTTAACTACTTAAACAAGTACAAAATCATCACCATGTTTTTGAAATTTATGCATCCAACATTCATTAATATGAATTTGAATGTAAATATTAAATATGAATCTGTTTTGGATTTGAATTTAGATTCCATCGAATCTAGAATAAATACTTATTTGAAATCCAATGATGGTTATAAAAAGTCTTTTTATTTATCTGATGTTATCGGATATATAGATGGTATAAAAGATGTCATTTATTGTACTGTTGATTTTACTAATTCGGTTACTGTTTACAATGAAGTACATAAAGTAATAAGGTTAAATAATGTTATTAAACCTAATAGTATTTCTGGTGTCATAAGTGGTTTAAATTTAATCGATGATGGAAATGGTAATATTTTATATGATGGTAGTAATATCGGATTGGTAAATTATCAAACCGGATTCATTACTTTAGATTATAATTTCGCCGGTATTTCAACTTATGAATTTGACTTTGAATTCGATACCAAAGATGCTTTATTTTTTGATAAGGAATCATTTTTAAGATTTAATAATATTAATTTTAATACATTATAAGAGAATATTAAATGAATTTTACTACTATTTCAACTGTCCAATTTTCAAATTCTTCTATTTTGAAAATTATCGGAACAAGTAATGTTCCTATTGCACCAAAGAAGATTCAATATTTGGTCGATAATTTGGTTCCTGATAATATTCATTTTTATTTTCCAAAATACAAGGAATTTATTAGAGCATTTTTTAAATATTTAGATTTAACTTCGGTAAAGACAGGTATCAATTTTCTTAATAATATAAATATCAATCACGTATATAAAGAATTTATTGATGATTATTTTGGAGTATATTTAAAAGATGTGGTAAACTTAAATAAATATGGGTTGACTGATGAAAATAAAATAAAATTTTTAAAGTTATCAAGAGTTCTTCATAACCTAAAGGGAAATAGAAAATCATTTGACTTCTTATTCCGAACATTAACAGATATCGTTATTGCCAATGAAAATCAAAATATTAATATTGATAGAATTTTTACTGAATTCGTAGAAAATGAAAATTGGTGGGATTTAGAAGAAGTAAATTATTATAATGATTCTATTATATATGATGGTTTGCGTAATCATAATATTAGAGCATCAAAACCATTTACTTATCAATTTAAAGTTGATCAATCGATGGAAATGATGGTTCCTTTGATTAGAAGTGTTCATCCAGCAGGTTTTGATTATGAATTTTTAATTGATAATCGATTTATTGACCAATTTTCAATGACAAACAGACTTGAAGTAAAAGAAAAATATTATCATTTTTATTCGTATGGTGAAGAAGGAAAACATCTTTATACTTATAATGGCGCAATTACACATTCAGAATATCACGAAATTACTACAATTATTTAAAAGGATTAATATGAAAGATTTTATTGAATTAAAAGGTGTCTTTGAACTTAATATTTTCAAGATTGTTGATGGTAAAAAAATTTTAGTGGAGAATTATATTGATAATAATACAATAGTAAATCTTGGAAAAGAAAAAGTAGTAAAATTGATTGGTAATGATGATGGTTTTCATTATATTACATCAATTGGGTTTGGAACAAGTAATGTTAATCCAACAGTAATGGATATCGGTTTAACAAATATATTTACAAAGGGTGTTTCTAATGTTGTTTTTCCTACTTATAAATCGGTAAAATTTGAGTGGGAATTGTTGGTAAATGAAAATAATAATGTAAATATTGTAGAATTTGGATTGTTATGTTCAGACGGTACTTTGTTTGCTAGAAAAGTTAGAGGTGTTATTCAAAAGAAGTCTGATGTTTATTTAAGTGGTGCTTGGACAATTGAAATATTGTAAAAATTTAATTTAAATAAAGGAATGTAAAATGGCTTTTTTAACTGAAATTTCACAATGGGAAAATGGTATTTATAGACTTGAATTAAGTGATCCAGTTGAAGGTGGAGAAAATGGAAAATCAAATGCTCCATTAAAACATTTAGCAAATAGAACTAAAAAGATTTATGATGTTTTGGCAGCAAACGGTATTTTCATTAATCTAGGTGAACAAACATTTGTTGGACAACCTGTTATATCAAATGCTGTTTTTAATGGAAATGTTAGTAATGGTGATGTGGTATATTACAATACTATAAATTCACGTTTCGAAAAAGCAATTGCTGATGGAACAGAAAAAGAAAATGCAATTGGTATGGCAGATATTACTAATTCAAAAGTTGTAACTTCTGGTTTGGTTCAGACTGATTTTGAAGGTGTTAATGGTGGTATCATTTACTTGTCTGGTGATTTTGCTGGTGCTATTACACAAACATCAACAACTAAAGCAATTGGACAATTTTTATATAATGGTATTATAGTTTTAGCTATTGCTGCTGCTTCAACTGCTTCAGCCGCTAGTATTGAACCCGGAAGTATTACACCATCAATGCTACAAGAATCTTATTATCCAAGAAGTACAATTGATACCAAATGTACTAATTGGGATACTGCACATACCGATAGATTTAAATGGAATGGTGGTTCAACTGGTTTGGTTCCCGCAACAGGACGTTCTAGTTTAGAGTTGGGAACAATCGCAACTCAAAATGCTGATAATGTTAATATTTCAGGTGGTACTATTGCTTCAGCAAAACTTGTTATTCCTTTAGCGCAACCGGCAGTTTTAGAAAATGGTGCTATTTGGATAGCATAAGGAGAAAAAAATGATTGAATGTTTAAAT